AGCGAATCAGCTGCTGAAGACTTAATGGAAGAGGCGCAACTAGTTGAACAAGTTATACGTTTAGAAGAAGGGCGTTTAATTAGGAACAAAGAATTGTTAGGAGTTGCATCAGGCTTAAGAAAAATGGAAGCAGATAAAAAAGCTGCTGAACGAGCTGCTGAAATAACTGCTTTCCAGAAACAGCAAGACACTATATCAGGAATATTAAAAGACAGCATCGTAAAAAATAATGACTTTGCAATTAGTGCTGAGCAAGATGTTAATAGCAAGCTAAAAGGCTTATTAGCTAAAAAAGCTGATGATGATGTTAAGATTGAAAAACTAACTACTGAACAAAAATTAGATTTAGCCTCTCAGGCTTTTGGCAACCTTACTGCAATACTAGGGGAAGAAAGTAAAGCAGGGAAAGCCGCTGCCATAGCACAAACAACGATAGAAACTTATAAAGGGGCGACTTCGGCTTATGCTTCATTGGCAGGCATACCAGTAGTCGGACCAGCTTTAGGGGGTATTGCCGCAGCCGCAGCAGTTGCCGCAGGTTTGGCAAATGTAAAAGCAATAACATCAATCGGACCACCAGTATCAGCGCCAAACGTAGCAAGCCCTAGAGGTGCAGGTGCTCCAGCGTTTAATGTCGTTGGCACTTCTCCAGAAAGCCAATTAGCAGGCGTTATAAATCAAAAAGACAATACACCTGTCAAGGCTTTTGTTGTATCTAACGAAGTAACAACCGCACAATCATTAGAAAGGAATATAATTGAAGGCGCAACAATAGGTTAACAAAAAGTAAAATTAATTATTATATTAATATGGACATAGTAGAATTATTTATAGACGAAAATGATGAAGTTTCTGGAATTGAAGCGATAAGCGTAGTTGAAAATCCAGCTATAGAATCAGACTTTATTGCTCTTAAAAACCAAGAGTTTAAACTAGCAGAAGTAGATTCTGAAAAGCGTATTCTTATGGGAGCTGCTTTGATACCAAACAAACCAATATATCGTACAAACGGTCAACAAGAGTATTATATTTACTTTAGTAAATCAACTGTTCGTAAAGCGAGCGAATTGTTTTTCATAAGAGGTAACCAAAATAACAGCACTTTAGAACACCAAATATCCTTACAAGGCTTAACAGCTGTAGAAAGCTGGATAGTAGAAAGCGAACAAGATAAGAGCCGAATGTATGGGCTTGATGTTCCTATTGGTACTTGGATGGTATCTATGAAAGTAAATAATGATGACGTTTGGAAACAGGTTAAGGATGGCGAATTAAAAGGCTTTAGTATAGAGGGCTATTTTGCAGACAAAATGCAAAGGCCAAACGAACCAATAGAAGATGAGTTAAGTAAAATTGAAGAGCAAGAAGCTGAATACTTGTTAGGGCAGATTAAGGGAATTATAAAAACAGACAAAAGACTTAAAGGAGGTATAAGAACAGAAATGGAAACTTACTCTGATTACCCTACTTCTGTAAAGAACAACGCTAAAAGGGGCATTAAATTGAACGAGGCGGTTGATAACAAGTGTGCGACTCAAGTTGGAAAAGTGAGAGCGCAACAATTAGCACAGGGTAAACCAGTCAGTATTGAAACTATAAAAAGAATGTTTAGCTACCTAAGTAGGGCAGAAGAGTTCTACGAAAAAGGAGAAAAAACAGACTGTGGATATATTTCTTACCTGTTATGGGGCGGTAAAAGCGCTAAGACGTGGGCTGAATCTAAAATTAAAAGTTTAGAAAATGAGTAAATACCCTAGCCCACAAAACAATAATAGAGCTTGCCTATGCCCTGACGGTTCTTATTCTACTAAATGCTGCGACGGTAGCTTAGAGGCACAAGGAATAGGAAACATTACAAGTCACGACCCGACTCCATATCAAGGGTATAGGATAGCAGGTTGCTCAGATGCGCACGAACATAATGTACACTATCACGGAACGCTTACAGTAGGATCAGTATATTACATAGTATTAGAAAACGGTCATACAGGATGCCACACTATACTTGAAGAAAGGGGTTCTGAAGGAATACATATAAATACAGCTTCTTTATATTCTGATTGTGCTGAATGTATTTCAGGGAATTAAAAATACAACAAATCAAAATTAAATTTATTATTTATATATATGAAAGCGACAGATATGTTAAACAAAGTAAAAGAAGTTCTTGGGGTTGAATTATCCGAAGAGCAAAAGGTTGAGCTTGCACAGGCTGAACTAGAAAATGGAACTGTAATAGAAAGTGAAAACTTTACAGAAGGTTCTGAAGTGTTTATCGTAACTGAAGATGAGAAAGTGGCTTTACCAGTTGGTGAATACACTCTTGTTGACGGTGAGGTTCTAGTTGTTAAAGAAGAAGGCATCATTGCAAGTATTGGGGCGGCTGAAGAGGCTCCAGCGGAAGAAGAAGTTGAAGCGGCGGAAGAAGAAAAAGAAGAAATGAATTACGCTACAAAACAAGAACTCGCTGAGGTTAAAGAAATGATTGAAGAAATCAGAGCTATGCTTGACCCAAAAGAAGAAATGAGTGCAGAACCTGAAACAGTAGAAGAAAGCACAGAAGAATTAACCGCAGTAGTAAAAGAAGAGCTATCTGCAGAAGAACCAGTCGAAAAGGTTACGCATAACCCTGAGGCTAAAAGTAAAAAATCTTTAAACTTATACGCACAAAACAGACAATTAACAACTGCGGACAAAGTGTTACAAAGGATTTCAAATATTCAAAACAAATAAATTTTAAAAAATGGCGACTACAACAAGTATTACAACTTCTTATGCAGGAGAAGCAGCTGGCGAATACATTTCAGCAGCTCTTTTAAGTGGAAGTACAATTGACAACGGTGGGATCACCGTAAAACCAAACATCAAGTTTAAAGAAGTAATTAAAACAATCTCAACTGATGATATCGTAAAAGATGCGTCTTGTGATTTTGACCCTACTTCAACAATTACTTTGGATGAAAGAATTATCCAACCAGAATTCCAACAAGTTAATTTACAACTTTGTAAAAAAGATTTCCAATCAGATTGGGAAGCTGCTTCAATGGGCTTTAGCGCACACGACCAACTTCCTCCATCATTTAGCGATTTCTTAATCTCTCACGTTGCTGCTAAAGTGGCGCAAAGAACTGAAACTTCTATTTGGGAAGGTTCAACTGCTACAAGCGGTCAATTTAATGGTTTAACAACTTTATTAGATGCAGATGCGGCTCATACAGGTGCTCGTAAAATTGCAGGAACGACAGTAGACGCAGCGAACGTAATTGCTCAATTAGGTAGTATCGTTGATGTAATTCCTTCAACTATCTACGGAAGCGAAGATATGAACCTTTATGTTTCTCAGAACATTGCTCGTGCTTATGTAAGAGCTCTAGGTGGTTTCGGATCAAACGGTCTTGGAGCAGCTGGTACAAACGCAATGGGAACTCAGTGGTGGAATAACGGAAGTTTGACATTTGACGGAGTTAAGATATTTGTTGCAAATGGATTAGCTGACAATACTGCTATCGCAGCAGAGAAATCTAACCTATACTTTGGAACTGGCCTCTTATCAGATCAAAACGAAGTAAAAGTAATTGATATGGCTGACATCGACGGTTCTCAGAACGTACGAGTGGTTATGAGATTCAGCGCTGGTGTACAGTACGGGATTGAAGATGAGATCGTATCATACGGTATCTAAAAAATAATTAACTAACTTAAAAGGGGTGGGCGGTAACTTTTCTACCCGCCCTTTTTTTTAATACAAATTCTATGGCGTGCGATATAACGAGAGGCCGGAAAGAACCCTGTAAAGACGTAGTCGGAGGATTAAAAAATGTCTATCTAGTAGACTTTGGAGATCTTGGAACTATTACTTACACAGATGACGAGGTTACTGACCTTGCAGGTACTTTCTCAGCTTATAAATATGAATTGAAGGGAAACAGTAGTTTTGAACAAACTATAACCGCTTCAAGAGAAAATGGAACTACCTTTTTTGACCAAACTTTGAGCCTTACATTAAAGAAACTTACTAAAGAAGATAACAAAGAGATAAAGCTCTTAGCTTATGGACGCCCTCACGTTTTCGTAGAGGATTATAACGGTAATGTTATGTTGATGGGAGCGGCTCACGGAGCAGACGTAAACGGTGGGACTATTGTGACTGGAGCTGCTATGGCAGATCTTTCAGGATATACTTTAACTATGAACGCTCAAGAAACACTACCAGCAAATTTTGTAAGTGGTGCAACTTCTGCTGACCCATTTGCAGGAATGAGTTCAGCAACTGCGACAATAGTAGTAGGAACAAACTCTTAAACCGAGTTTCATTTGATGAATTAGGGTTGCTATATGCAGCCCTTTTTTTATACTTGTATTTTAACAAAAAACCTTTTTTTTTATTATATATATATGGTAATACTACAAGAAAGCGGCTCAGCGCAAACTTTAAAATTTATTCCTAGACAATGGGTTAGCGGTGGAAGTTATACAGTAAACATAGTTGATGAAACACAAAACAAGAATATATATAGTCAAGTGACAACATCAATCGTTGAAGATAAATATTATAACACCTATTCAGGCACTTTCTCTAACTTAAAACAAGGAATTTACTATATCATTACAATATTGTCAGGTACAAGTATTATATTTAAAGATAAAATATATTGTACAAACCAAACTGATTTAACAGCCTACACAATTAATGAAGGCGAATATATTGCAAATAATACTGAAAATGAATTTATAACAATATGAGCGAACCTAATTTACATATCGTAAACCTAGCGTCTTATAATAGACCAAAAGTTGTGGAAGATAAGAGAAAAGAATGGGTTAACTATGGAGATAAGAATGACTATTATAGTTATCTTATAAACTTGTACACTAATTCAACCACAAATCACGCTATCATTAGCGCTATTGCGAATATGATATACGGTAAAGGGCTTGACGCTTTAGATAGCAGCTCAAAGCCTGATGAATACGCTGCGATGAAGTCAATATTCAGTGATCATTGTTTACGCAAAATAACACTAGATTTAAAACTACTGGGCGAAGCTTGTTTTCAAATAGTCTATAAAAAAGGCCAAGTTATGGCGGCCGAACACTTTCCACGCCAGACTTTAAGAGCAGAAAAAATGAATGATGATGGCAATATTGAAGCATATTATTATCATCCTAATTGGGCTAAAATAAAACCCAATGAAAAGCCAGAAAGAATTAAGGCTTTCGGTTTTGGTAATGGTACTGAACCAGAAATTAAAATCGTTAAAAAATATGTAAGCGGATACGATTATTATT